TGCAGGAGGGTCTTGTTCCAGCGGTCGGGAACCCAACGATGGGTCCATTGCATAATCTTGGCGAAGTCCTTGATGGCTCCCCGCCGTAGGTGAGGGACGGATTCGGACACCACCGAAATCTCGGACTTGGGATGGCGAGCAGCGTGGTCTATCAGCACCGCAAGGATGCCGAAGGTTTTGCTCGCACTTGTCCCGCCTTGTATCACTTTCTTCCGAGCCTGCATGGCCCGAATCTTCTTGATAGCGGTGGTGTACTTAAAGTCCATCCCCGAATAGGGGTTGCTCAATGGTGATACTCGTTTCCTGCTTTTCCACCAAGCCGTTCAATCGCTGGGTTATGGAGGGGTTGTACTGACCAACCATGCCGCCCTCAATTTGGTCTTTGCGGATGGATTTCTTAATGCGTGAACAGACCTCCGAAAATTCGTCGTATTTGCCGTCCTTGTTTGTAAAGTACTCGTCCGCTCCACTTCTTACATCCAAATCCCACAGGAATAGTTGAAAGCCTTCCATTGTCAAAGGACGCTGCAATGGCTCAAGTTTTTGTTCCCCATCCTTGCCCACAAAGACGGTCTTGAGGTGTTTCAAACGACCGTGGCCTTCCTGCTCCCATCAGTACTCAATTTTATCAATCAGTTCGTCAATCTTGTCCACGATTTTCATCTTGACGGCAAAAGCGTTGGGCGAGTTGGATTCCTCCACCGCTCCAATGCAGTCGCAAAGGGTCGTGATGACCATCATCAGCGAATCCATGCGGGCTTGGACTTGGGCTTCGGTGTCAGCCTTCGTTGAGTTCGCCAAGTTCTCGGAGTTTATTTCGTGACCACCCAAGGGCCGCTTTGCCTCCCCATAGGAGATAGGAGATGTAGCCGCAGTCGCTGGTAGAATCGGCGTTGTCGTAGTAGGTTTCAGCCCGTGAAAGGTAGGAGTGCATCCGTTTAACGGTTTCAAGGGAAATCCCCTCACCGTTGGCGAGTTGCTGCGCTCGGACCTTACCAGTTTGGGTTGCGCACTTGTTGCCATTGCGTTCGTTAAGTTCAATGCCCCGCTTGGCGTTGTTGCGCACACCTTCGCCGTAGTCGGCATAGGTTTGGAACTGGTCACGGGTTGGGGTTGTTGATGGCATGGGTAACGGTCTGCTGGTTGGCTTCGGCGAACTGGTCCGCCTCTTGGTAAATGTATTGGAGAGCCGATTTTACGCAGTCCGCACACCACCAATTTGTGTTCGGTCTGCCGTGGGCGACGAGGATGGTCTGCAAATCGTGGACCGCTTCGGGGGAGAGCCGCATGAACAGGGCCGCTTGGTACTGTTCCCAATAGTGGCGGTGCTTTTGGGCCGTGAGGTATTCCGCTTGGGTCATCGGTTTGTTAGTTGCAGGATGACAACGGTTAACCCCGCAGAGGCAAGGCCGTACACAGGAGCGAGAACCCATCCGCAGGTGGGCAGGGTCAGGGCCACCGCCACCCAAAAAGTGAGGCAAGTCACGCAAGAGAACGGCTTGTGCCTTCCCAGCCAAGTCGTGTACCACCATTGGGGGAGGACATGGTACTCGGCGATTGCGAGGGCGGTCAAACTACTTATCAGCAGGGGAAATATCAGCGTGTCCATGGGATTGAATGGCGGCCTTGATTTTGGCCTTGGCTTGGTCAATGGAATAGATTATACTGCGATACGGGATGCCCGTATCACGGGATAGTTTCTTCATGTTACCCGTCCGAAGGTGGAGGCGCAGTAACTCCTTGTCATAGGGGAACGCCCCGTCCTTGGCCCAAGTGTCCATCTCTGCCTCGGCAATGGCCCACAGGTCATCCATCAGGGAATCATATTCCGATTGAGGAATAGGGGAATCGGGGTCCAGTTCTTCCAGCAGGTCATGATGACGGTACTTTTGGGCGAACTGGTTGTTCTTGCCTCGGTACAAGTTGAGCAGAAGGCGCACCACATAGAACTTGAAGTAGCCCTGCGACTGGATTTGCAGAATCTTGGCGGGGTCTTTCTCCAATAGGATTAACACGCACTCTTGCTCCAAGTCCCGCCAAAGCGGGTCGCCTCCCGTGATGGTGAGGCAGGCTTTTCGGATTTCGCCCGTGCGGTAGAGGTCCAGTATCGTTTGTTCTGCTGACTGCATGCACAAAGATTGCAAAAAAAAGGGGGATGCAGTTAAGCACCCCCCAATGGCAGGCAGGTAGTTTCGGGCTATTCGGTGGGCGGAAGTAGCAGAGTGTCAGTAATATACGCCCCTTCTGCGGTCTGCAAATACTCTTGGGCGTTGTTGAAAACTTGCCTCCGCAGGTAGCGGAGTTGGGGCTTCGCTTTACAGTCGTTGTGGAAGGTACTCGTTGTAGGCGATGTCGGCAACGATGTTCCGAGCGATGACACAGGGCCGTTCCCGTGACGAAGACCGCACCTGGTCGGGCGTGATGCCGAATATAGCGGCGGTGGTGTCAACGAGGTGGTGAATGAGGGCTGGGGTCATTTGCTGGGGGGTGGGGGTTCGGGAAGTGGCATCCAATGGGTCACTTGATTTTTTGTTGGGTATGTTTTATCAGCATAATGAATGCACCACTCTTGTATAGATTCCGTAAAGAACCCAACCAGTATATCTACACCAAAAGCGAAAAATATTACATCTTCCCCGTCTTTCGGCATTCGGTCTTTGCAGGCTATCCAGGTCATGGCTTAAACGATTTCGGGGATGGGCATCCAATAGTTGACTTCACGGGGAAACCAAGAGTGATACTCGGAGTACCACTTATTGTAAGTAATATCATACCAAGCAACGATTTGATATCCTTCGTTGTCAGTAATCAGCACGGGTTTGCAATCTTCGGGCATTTTGTCTTGGGGGCGTATCCAGGGCATAGGTTAGGGGTTTAAATAGTTTTCAATCATTTGTATTCTCGTTCCAATCCATCGCATCACAGGCACGGCCATTGAGTTCCCGCAAGCCTTGTACCTCGGTCCATCGGGGCATTGGTCAGCAGGTTTGTTGCGATAGGGAATCTTTGTCCAATCATCGGGAAAACCCTGCAACCGTTCGCATTCCTTCGGTGTCAGCCTACGAATAGCCATTGTCTGCAACACCGCCCCGTAATGGTTCACATCCGAAGCCGAAGAACCAATCGTCTGCGAGGTCTTCTCATTGATGGTTTGGTTGAAGCAGTCCACGGCAATGGGTTGAGCGACTTGCTTTACTTCTATCGCAAGACCTCTACCCGACTCAAGGTCATCGTTTCCAATTCCCTTGTAATCCCTTTGCCTTAAAGTCCCGATGGTTTCTCTTCCATCAGGGCTTGTCGCTCTAACCCACCAAGAAGGCTTGAATCCAACAATGGCTTTTCCTTCTTTAACCCACTGATCACTCCCCAGCTTTTCATTATCTTTAGCGCATAGCGTTGCCATTAATTGGGGATTTAACCCTGTCCCATAGCTTGTTGCTCCAACGCCTCCTTGAGCATCGGTGGGAGTTTCTTGCCTCTTCGCTCTGCTCGATTTAGAATCCCTTTGCAGGCTTTCGGACTCAAATAAAACCGCTGCGGCAGGTCGCCAATCTCCAAGGTATCCGACAACAAACACTCTTCTGCGTCTTTGTGCGACTCCGAAGTGTTGAGCGTCAAGAACCCTGTAGGCGAACCCATACCCGAGTTCGCCCAACGCCCCGAGGAAGGTTCCAAAATCTTTTCCTCCGTTGGACGACAAAACGCCTGGGACATTTTCCCACACAATCCACTTGGGACGGCGTTTATCAGCGATTGAAAGAAAGGTAAGCATGAGGTTTCCTCTTGGGTCAGCAAGACCTTTGCGAAGTCCTGCAACGGAGAATGATTGACATGGGGTTCCTCCCACGAGAAGGTCAATTGGTTGTTCATTGAAAACTGGGTTTTGATTTAGTTGGGTCATATCCCCAAGGTTGGGGACATCGGGAAAACGATGCTTTAGGACTGCGCTTGGGAAATGTTCAATCTCGGAGAACCATTGCGGTTCCCATCCGAGCGGATGCCATGCAACGGATGCGGCTTCAATACCCGAACAAACGGAGCCGTACCTCATGCATTTTTGGCTTGAAGGATGCGACCGAGCAGTGTCCAGTTGACGGACCAAGGCTTAATGGTTTCGGAGCGGTCGGGGCGGGAGCAGTTCACGCACTCCTTGCGGATGTGGATTTGCCAGCGTCGGAAATCGGTGGGGGTTGGTTTCATGGGTTTAGGGGTTTATGGTTTGGAAAAGTGTGTACTTCCCG